TACGCCATTTGGTCTGTGGACATGTTGGAACCGTAAGCAATATATTTCATCATTCTCTCCTTGATTTCAAAGCTGTGGTTAGTCGAGACGGAATTCTATGGTGAGGATACCATGGTGTGTCATAAATGCGATTTCGGTGACCGGGTCTTGCAGAAAGGTTTTCCGCGCTTCACGGATGATGTGTTCGTACCGTGCCTGCCCGACCAGGGCTTTGACTTCCCTGAGCTTGATTTGAGAGCCTTCGAGCCGGAATGCTTTCTTCATGCTCTTGCGCTCCTCTCGCTGGATTTTACTACAGATGTACCGAGCGCAGCCTATGCGATGCCGTCTTGGGTAACGAGCTCGCGGATGGTTTCGTAGAAATCCCGCGCATCGTAGACCGTGGGCGGCAGGCCGTGCGCTGCATCCATCTTGATTTGGTCGCTTACGACATCCTGCGCGTCTGCCGGCGCCCAGTTTCGCTTCCCTTCCGCGCTCATGTTGTTATACACCTCGATGATGATATCCATGGTGCGGTCTTCTGCGCTTTCGTTCATGTTGTGTTCCCTCCTTGCTTGATTTGGAAGCTGTGGCTTCCCGCGACCTGCCAAGCGGCAGGTTTCGGCCGTGTGCCGCACGGCCTCGTCAGGCGGGTTGATGTAGAAGCTCCATCGGGTATGCGGCATCGGTGTGTTTGTGGGCGCTGATCAGGTCGTTGGCATATTGGATCAGGTCGGGGAGCGTGCGCTGGATGCGCTCGTCCCCGTCGAGTTTGGCGAGCATGATATGAGTTAGGCAGTCGTACAGGCTGTCGTCGTACCAATCGAAAACGTCCATGCACTGGGCGAAGGTGGTGATGTTCATGCGGAGTCCTCCCTCTTGATTTGAAAGCGTCAGTACACCTGGTGTTCGGGCAGCGTTGTGTCGGATTGGTTGGTCAGTTCATCCTCATCGATGACGGTCACCGTTACGTTTGGGTCGTCGGCATAAACCTCGGCAACGATGCCGCGCCAGACTTTAATCACGATGGTGTTCATGCAAATACCTCCCGGTTGATTTGAAAGCTGTGGCTTTCTTGTCCTGCAAAGTGATAGATTTCGGCTGACGGCCAGCCAGATTGATCAGGCAGGATGGTACGCAAGCCGAAGGGCGGATATCCTGTCGTATGCACCGGTTTTGTAATTCTTGAACTGGGAATTGATTTGTGTCATGCCAGTAATGCGCCAACCGAGCTGCTGTAACGCCCAAAGCGAGTCGGCCATGTTGGAGTGCGGGGACGAAATGGTAAAGCTCTTGATTTGAAAGCGTTTGCAGTCGGCTGCCATACCGGGCACGTCGGTTTCGAAGAAAGTGTCGTAGAAGTCCAGCTCATCGTTATTGCATTTTTGCGCGAACTGGTATGCGCGGATGAAGGTGTGTCCAACGCCGATGGCAGAGATAGGTGTCCGGGCTTGGATGGCGGCGTCGAGTTCGGGTATGGATTTCATGGGTGGTTCCTCCTTCGGTTTTCTGAAGCGCGGGCTTCCCGCGACGCCCCTTGATTTGGAGCGTTTCGACTGGCAGCCAACCAATCATCGTCAGGCGGGGCGTGCGTGCGCGGCGGCGACTTTTCTGGCAAACTCCGCCATTTCCATGGCGTTGCAATGCGCTTCGAAAAGGATGGGGTTGTCGTCGGCGTCAACGGGGTCAATGGCAAAGGCGGCTTCCTCGGCACGATCGGCGGCTTTTAGGGCGGCTTTGGCCGTTCGCTCGGCATCCCTGCGGGTCTCAACCGACGGGTAAGTGTCGTACCGTTGCGCGAAGTAAAGGGCGACCCGACCGGCCTCGCGGGCACGGTTGGCACGGGCGGAAACGTAAGCGACTTGTTTGAAAAACATGGAACTCCTCCTTCGATGGTTAATCGGACGGCTTTGTCAGGGGGCGGGTTACCGGAGGATGGTGTGTCCGACCGAGTTGGCCAGGGTGACGAATTCGTCGGCGAGCTGGTCGGTAAAGTCAGCGGTTTCGTCGTCGCCCGCAGAGCGGGCGGCTTCGGCGGCGGCACGGGTTGCCCAGTAGGTTGGGTCGCCCAATGCCCAGCCTTCGGGGTTGTTTGCGCTTGCAAGGGCTTCCAGAACCGAACGGGCGGCGAGTTGAACGGCTTGGGCGGCGCAAAGGATTCGTTCGTTTTGGTTTTCGTTCACGGAGCTGCCTCCTTGCCCGACGGCTTTTCCCGTCCGCGGCAGTTGCCACGTTTTCCGTGGCGCGACCCATTTATCGCTCGAGGTTTCCCAAAAAGCAAGCGGCTAAACCGCACAAGAATACCCGCCAGTCCTTTGTGGCTTAACACCAATCCACAAAAGGGTTTGCGGGTTTCTTCCTATACGGCGCGAAGGCGGTCCTGTGACCGCCCGCGCCGAAACTTTTAGCCGGCCGGCGCCGGGGGCCGGCGACGGGACTTCTCGACTTCACCGTGCGAAAGTCGGGCCTAAACGGCCGGGTTGTCCACTTCGCCGCTTCGCCGTAGTGAAGTCCGATGGCGGCCAGGATTTGGCTTTCGCGCTTTGCCCTGCGAAAGTTTGCCTTGGGGGAGGGGGATGCAATCTCTGTGAATCCCTTGCTCCAGACCGATCGGCCGACCCGCTTCCGTCGCCGAGAATTACAGGGGCCCGGGGCCCCTGAGCCCAAACCCAGTAAAATCGGGACTTTGTATGCAAAAAGGGCGCATAAAACACGCAAAATATTGGTGCATTATGCGCCTGTATAAATATGGAAACGCAAGCGGTTTTAAGCCACAATCCAAGAAAATCGGAGGGAAAACCCATGAACACCAACATGAATTTACAGCGCATACCCGTGGAAAAACTCAAGCCCGCGAAGTATAATCCGCGCAAAGATCTCAAACCCGGGGATGCTGCCTATGAAAAAATCAAGCGGTCAATGTCCACATTTGGCTATGTTGACCCTGTGATTTGGAACGAAGTCACAGGCAATATCGTAGGCGGTCATCAGCGTTACAAGGTGCTGGTGGCAGAGGGCACGACTGAGATTGATTGCGTGGTCGTGCATATCGACAGCCCAGCCGATGAAAAAGCACTGAACATCGCCCTCAACAAAGCAGTCGGTGAATGGGAGCCCGTGGCTCTGGCTGACTTGCTGGCCGACCTAAAAGATGGCGGCTATGACCTTGATGTTACTGGCTTTGACGCTGCCGAGGTGGATGCGCTTTTTAACAAGGTGCTTGACAAGGATATCCAGGAAGATGACTTTGATGTCGATGAAGAACTCAAAAAACCTTGCTTCTCAAAATTGGGTGATGTTTGGCATTTGGGCAGGCATCGTGTCGTCTGTGGTGACAGCACCTTGCCAGAAACATTTGAACGGCTGATGGGTGGCACAAAAGCAAATCTGATCTGTGTGGACCCGCCTTATCTCGTGTCGCTAGAGAGTGCCTCTGGAAAAATCAAAAATGATGATCTCAATGATGAAAAAGGCTATGAGTTTATTCTGCAGTCCCTGCAACGGCTTTCGGAAAACATGGCTAACGATGCCGCCATCTATATGTTTCACGCCGACTCCAATGGTCTGTTGTTCAGGCAAGCGTTTGATCAAGCCGGGTATCACCTCGGGGCGACTGTTATCTGGAAGAAAGATCAGCTCGTGCTTACGCGCACGGATTTCAAGTACCTGCATGAACCCATTCTCTATGGTTGGCTGAAGAAGGGTAAGCATAAATGGTACGGCGATCAAAAGCAGACGACCATTGTTGAGTTCCCGCGCATCAAAAACTCCAAGACCGAGGGCTGTGGTCATCCTTCTTCCAAGCCAGTGCCGCTGATTGCTTATCTCGTTAAACTCTCTACGCTGACGAACAGCGTGGTGCTGGATTCCTTTTTAGGCTCCGCTTCCACGCTTATGGCATGCGACCAGCTGGAACGTATCTGCTATGGCGTTGAGCTGGAACCCAAGTTTGTGGATGTAGCGGTAAAAAGATATCTGTCTACGCATGAAGGTGAGCAAACAGACGTTTTTGTTGTGCGCGATGGAGAGACAACTCCTGCTTCCAAAATTGTGGATGGAATTGAACAGGTGTAGACCGATGCAGTCGCTTTCGTGAGAAGGCGGTTTCTTTTGGTGGATAACACACCATATCATCGTACATTTTTGTGCGCTACACCATCTTGCTATTTCTTTCCACATGAGGGATGTATAGTACACCCCTAAAACGGGAGTACAAAACATCAAGGAGGAAAATCACAATGACGATTTTGTTTGAAAACGGCAAGGAACTCAGAAAAGAACTAACACATGCCATAGGTGAAATTCTCGCAGTCAAGCCAGAGTATCAAGGGCCGCCATCGTTTGCATATAAGGTTGGCGATTACACGGTCAATCGAGACGGCGAGGTTGAAACGGATGAGTTCACTGATACCAAGGCCGTTGGTCAGCTTGTGGTCGGACTTCGCGCCAAGGGCTTTGCGACGACTGGTAATGACTGGGAAATTCCAGCGGAACCACCGCAGGATGAATTCATGAGTCGGTGCATCCAAAACAAGGGCATCGACGGCGTGAGCTTGCTGTTCCCCAAAGAGGGCATGACGGGAAATGACCTAGGCAATCTAAGCAAGCTCATCGAAGGTAAGGGTAACCTGATTAAGCTCGCTTTGGACACCGAAACGCTGGACTGTGACTTCACGGATGATGAGGTACTGCGGTTTGATTGGCTGGCGGGCACCTCATCGCCTGATCTCATTAACGCCACCATCCACCTCATCGCAGCGCTTATCAAAATGGCAAAGACTCAAAAGCGAGTGTCGATGACCTGGAAGAGCACCGAGAACCCGAAGTACACATTTCGCTGTTTCTTGCTGCGATTGGGCTTCATCGGCGAAGAGTACAAGGACGTAAGAAAAGTGCTCATGGCGGGCATACCCGGAATTGGAAGCCGTAAAGCACCGAAACCACAGGAATCAACCGATACCGACGCATAACATCAAAGGGCACCTCAACCGCTGTGCGCTGCATGGCGGTATTTTTGTGCCCATTTTTATGAAGGGAGGCATTTCCATTGGCTACGCCCGGACGCAAGCCCAAGCCCACAGCACTCAAGGTGCTGGAAGGCAACCCCGGCAAGCAGAAGCTGAACAAGCATGAACCCAAGCCGCCGGCAGACAATATCCGATGCCCATCGTGGCTGTTGCCTGAAGCCAAGAAGGAATGGAAGCGCCTGGCATCCGCCCTCAAAGCCATGGGCGTGCTGACGGAAGCCGACCTTACCGCATTTGCGGGCTACTGCCAAGCGTACGCACGCTGGCGCGAGGCGGAGGAGTTCATCACCCGGCATGGGTCGATTTTCAAAACACCCAGCGGTTATGTACAGCAAGTGCCGCAAGTGTCCATCGCCCAGCAAAACCTGAAGATCATGCAATCCTTCTGTACAGAATTTGGGCTAACACCCGCTTGCCGTGCACGAATTGCGACAGGCGATTCGTCTAGCATCGATTCCGATGATCCGATGGAAAAATTGCTCAAAGGGGGCTGGCAAGATGGCACATGATGAACGCAAAGCGCAGCGTACACTCCAGTTCATCGAGTGCCTTCGCCACACCAAGGGTGAGTTCCATGGGAAGCCATTCAAACTGCTGCCGTGGCAAAGACAAATCATCTCTGATGTCTTTGGCACTGTTAGGGAAGAAGACCTTACCATGCGCCAGTTCAATCAGGTGTATATCGAAATCGGGAAGAAAAACGGCAAGAGTGAGCTTGGCGCAGCGGTCGCCTTGAATATGCTGGTCAACGATGATGAGTGGAAAGCTGAGGTCTACTCCTGCGCATGTGACCGCCAGCAGGCAGGGATTGTTTTTGATGTCGCGGTGGACATGGTCAGGCAGTCACCCGCGCTGGCGCGGCGCATTAAAATCATTCCATCAACCAAACGCATGGTGTTCCAGCCAACAGGCAGCATTTATCAGGTGTTATCCTCAGAAATTTCTACAAAACATGGTTTGAATGTGTCGGCGTGTATTTTTGACGAACTGCACACCCAGCCGACCCGAAAACTTTTTGATGTCATGACCCAAGGCAGCGGTGATGCACGAAAGCAACCACTGTTTTTCTTTCTGACCACGGCGGGAACAGACCGTAACAGCATCTGCTGGGAAGTGCATCAGAAGGCGCTGGATATATTGGAAGGCCGCAAGCGTGATCCGCGCTTTTATCCTGTGGTATTTGGCCTCCCAGATACCGAGGATTGGAAACTGGAAGAAAACTGGTACAAGGCCAACCCATCGCTTGGACACACCATTGGCATTGATAAGGTGCGGGATGCCTACCGTAAAGCCCTCGAAAGCCCAGCAGATGAGAACATGTTTCGCCAGCTTCGCTTAAACCAGTGGGTCAAGCAGTCTATCCGCTGGATGCCCATGGACAAGTGGGATGAATGCGGAGCATCGTTTGATGTATCAATCCTTGAAGGACGCGCGTGCTACGCTGGGCTTGACCTTGCCAGCACCAGTGACCTTACCACGATTGTGCTGGTATTTCCACCTGAAAATGATGATGAGCCCTACTACGTATTGCCATACTTTTGGTTGCCTGATGAAACGCTTGAACTGCGTGTGCGCCGCGACCATGTGATGTATGACGTGTGGGAAAAGCAGGACTTCATCCAAACCACCGAAGGCAATGTGGTGCATTACGGCTTCATCCAAAAAGCCATCAATGATCTTGGGGAACGATTCAACATCCGTGAAATCGCCTATGACCGTTGGAACGCCACCATGATGGTGCAAGCGCTCGAAGATGACGGCTTTACCATGATTCCCTTCGGTCAGGGTTTTCGTGATATGAGTCCGCCCACGAAAGAACTCATGCGCTTGGTGCTGGAGCACCGCATCGCGCATGGCGGTCATCCTGTGCTTCGGTGGAATATGGACAACGCCTATGTGAAAACCGACCCAGCAGGGAACCAAAAAATCGATAAATCCAAATCCACCGAAAAGGTCGATGGTGCGGTGGCTATGGTGATGGCGCTCGACCGTGCCATGAAGAATCAGAGCAATAACGGCAGTGTCTATGACGATGATCGAGGCCTATTGTTTATTTGAGGAGGTTCACAATGCCACGTAGACCCAAACGCCCCTGTCGCCATCCTGGCTGTGCGAATCTGTCGGATGGTGTGTATTGCGAGGAACACCGAAAACAATATACCCGTGATAGTGCAGCTGCTCGCGGGTATGACAAGCGGTGGCAACGAGCGAGGGCCCGATTTCTGAAACAAAATCCGCTGTGCGCGGAGTGTCTGCGTAATCATCGCACCACACCTGCGACTGTGGTTGACCATATCATTCCACACCGTGGTAATCAAAGACTGTTCTGGGATCAGACCAACTGGCAGCCGCTGTGCAAAAAATGCCATGACCATAAGACGGGGCTTGGCCTATAACCTTGGAGGTGTCCCATGAAAAACCCTTTCCCACAGTTGTTCCGCTCGCGGGATAAACCGCAAAATGCCGTCAGCCAAGCGCTGGCGTTTTATTTTGGCTCCAGCGAGGCGGGCAAGTCGGTCACCCCGCGCTCTGCCATGCAGATGTCGGCGGTGTACGCCTGCGTTCGTGTCATTGCCGAAACGGTCGCCAGCCTGCCGCTGCATGTGTATCAGGTTACGGATGACGGCAAGGAAAAGTCAGTGGATCATCCGCTGTACCAACTGCTTCACGATGAACCCAACAGCGAAATGACCTCGTTCATCTGGCGGGAAACGATGCTGTCGCACCTGCTCCTATGGGGCAACGCCTACAGCCAAATCGTGCGCTCCGGTCGAGGGCAAATCGTGGGATTGTATCCGCTGCTTCCTGACAAAATGGCTGTCGACCGCGATTCAAGTGGTGCGCTTGTCTACGAGTACACGACCCGTGACAGCAAACTGGTCAAGCTCCGTGCAGAGGATGTCTTGCATATCCCGGGGCTGGGCTTTGATGGCATTATGGGCTATTCACCGATTGCATTGGAAAAGAACGCT